CTAGCAGGAAGCGACCATTGATATCAGTTCGATGGTAAACAAACCTGATCTCAAACTACCCCTCCAACGAGGCAATGTAAGTATCACTGATAAAGACCATAAGAGAATGGAAAATTTTAACAAAGGTTTCACAGTTTACTTAAAACTGATTGTACCTATGCAAAAACTCTCGCATAATAGCAAGAAGGCATTGGTTTTAATTGCCAACTTGTACCATAAGAAGTTTCAGAATCTGGCGAAGAGTAGGGGCATTCATAATGCTATTAAGATTATGAAAACCGCGCGACAGGTATTCCTTCAGTATGTAAATGGTACACCAGTCAGAGTGACTGATATACCCCTAGGCATAGCAAAGAATGGTATGCCAAAGTTTCTACAGGGACTTGAAAATCTCCTGAACGGAGAAGAGAGGCTCGAAATATTACGCCTAACCCTTACTCTACTCTCTCTGACTAAAATTATTACACAAAAGTCAGAGCCCAACTATACTCCGATAACATTAGAGTATACAGGGGAAGACCTATTCATACTAGAGTACGAACTTAGATCTTTGTTACCCCAGATTCTTCAAAATCGGAAGGTACCCTCATGGAGCGAGTATCATATGAGTTTAAAGAGAGGACCAAACAAAGGTTTAGCCATTCATGATGCCCTTACAGATCTTTCAGTACTGTATAGTACCGAAATCTACAAAGATGTAGTCTTCCTTGGTGGTCCAAATATAACGGACTCCCTAGAAAAGAGATTAAAACCTCAATTCATGGTTAAAGGATCGGGTGAGATTAGACGTCTCACTTCTTTCCCCGACAAGGAAGGAAAAGTAAGGAACATTTGTATTGCAGACTACTGGACACAGACTGTCCTTAAACCTTTCCACGAGGATCTCATGGAAACCTTGAAATTATTCAAGGCGGATAGAACATTCTCACAGGGGGATTTAACGTACCTATTAAACGAAAGAGAGTTTTATAATTTCGATCTCTCTGACGCAACAGATAGGTTTCCACTGTCGGTCCAGAAATTTGTTATGGAACATCTCTATAACTCAGATGTCGCTGAAAGCTGGAGTAGAGTTTTAGTAACTCTACCTTTTAAGACCCAGAAGGGATCTTATGTCCATTATAGAACTGGACAGCCTTTAGGGCTATATAGTTCTTGGCCGGCTTTCTCATTATCACATCACGTCATAGTACAACTAGCCGCAAATCGGGCTGGTCATGCATTACCATTTGAACGGTATGCGTTACTAGGTGATGATATTGTTATATGTGATAAAGACACTGCTCACAATTATCAAGATCTAATGGTTAACACTCTGGGGGTCCAGATCTCCCCACTTAAAACAGTGGTGGGACCTAAGATCCTCTCATTTGCTTCAAGATATTTTTATGAAGGAAAGGAGATTAGTCCATTTACACTTTCCGGTTTAGTGGAAAGTAGTAAGGACCCGAGCCAGTTAGCTGAACTATTGAGAACTATGTTTAATCATGGTTGGATATACGTAAGAGATCTGATATCAAAACCCGACTATTTTGAGAGTCTCGTTTCTCCCTTTAATAAACAATTTCCAAAGTTTAGAAAAGTTCATAGAAACGAAACAAAGTTGATGTATGACCTCCCTATGAATCTCTTCATAGGCAGCAATTTAACGACCCCGAGAACAAGTTCTTGGGAATGGTTCGTCAACATTCGGTGTAGTTCCACAGGTCACCTTCAGATTATGAAGGAGATCATAGGAATTATACTTTATGATGAAATTCAAACATCAATTGATACTAAGTTAGCTCCCTATGTTGAAATAAGGACTTTAGAATGGTTGAAGAATATCAACCATTACTATTCAGTAACAGGTTTGCGGGATAGTCGATCCCAACTCCCCTCTCCTTCTGACTCCCCATTTGGTCAGATAATAAGGCCATTGATCCATAATATGATCGATGACTTTAAGTTTATGGAGGATAATCTATTTGATGAACTATCCGGTACGCTGGATTTAGAGTCTATTAAAACTCTAAGAAAGTTAAGGATCAAAGAAGATCCTAAACAATCATATATCAATAGAGAGTCTAAAGTGAAAGTATATTATGACTCTAAACTGGTACTTAAGGCATACCGAATTGCCCGTCGCATGAGTCCCTACGAATTCTTACAATCCCGAAAAGGATTGTGGGAAGAAGCCCGCCGAGACCGAAAACTCCACATCTGATGTGGATGGGGTGAGAGAATTTGAGTGGGTCCAGGGGTTAAATTCCCCTGGGGGTTCGCTCTTGGTC